CGACCCGTCACCAGTTGCCGACGAAACCACCGCGCCGTCGCGGCATGCGCACCTTGGGTTGTTGCGCGTTGGTTTGACCTCCACCGCGCTCGCCCGCGGGTGCGCCTGTTTCCACGTCCGGGTCGCGAGAAACTCGCCCAGCGTCACCCGGTGCGCCTGGTTTGAGCGTGGCGACGGCGGCCAGGAGACGCTCGCGCAGCTTCACAAAGTTCGGCCGCAAAAACTCCTTCGCAAAGATGTTGTAAACCCGGCAATCCCAGGCCTCGTTTCTGGCACCCGCTTTTTTCTTGACCCAGCGCCAGACCGAAAAGCCGAGGCGCACCGAGCGGATCCGTTGCTCGCTCGTCAGCTGCTTGAAGTAGTCGTCGCTGTACGCGATCGGGAAGTGACAAAAGCCTGGGCCAGGTTCCTCGATGCGCAGCGCCGCCGCCGCTTTGTCTTTGGCTTGCTCGGTGCCGACGGTGAACAGTTTTGTGCGTGGGCCCACCAGCGCGTATTTTTTCGGCACGATCGGCCGCCCTGGTTTGCTCGCGCCCTGGATCGCCATCCACCGCCGCCGCTGGTTCGCTTTGCAAAACTTGTAGACCCCATCACTACAGCCACCGTGCGCGTCGATCGCGCCGCCGGAGATCTGCATGGTGACGCCGAGCTCGTGTTGCCAGGAGGTCAAAAGATAATCCTCGAACTCAGACCAGACGACGCTCGGGTACTGGTTCGGGTCGCCGAAAAAAACTCGATAGTCGATCGACCACGTTTCGTCGCCTGCACCCCAGCCGAGCACTTCGACCTCGAGCCGATCGGGGTGCGTGTCGGCACCGAACGTGAGCAGGTCGACGCCTGCAGGCACCGCGGCCGAGTACTCCTCGCGGTGGAAACCCGTTTGTTCCTCGTCGAGGCCTTCGCCCTCCTCCCACAACTCGCCGAGCGTGGTGTTGGCCCAGACTTGAAACATTGGAAACGAGCGCGCCCGTTTGGCCTCGGTGAGCTCGAGCGCCATTGCGCCCCAACTCATGAAGGGCGAATAAGTGCCGAGCGCTTTGAAACCCGCCCGGCCGCGAAACTCGGCATGCGCCCGCCACTCATAGGCCGCGAGCATCTCGTCTTTTTCGTCGTCGGTGGCGATCGCCTGGCACGCCGGGCACTGAAAGACCGCTTCAGCTGGTGGTCGGCCCAACTCCGTCCACTTGATGGTGTACCACTCGAGCTTCTGCAACTCGCCGCACGCGAGGCAGGGCACGTAGAGTTCGCGCTGATCAGAGTCCGCAAAAGCTTTCTCGATGCGCGACTGGCCCTTGATCGTCGGTGAGGAGGTCATGACCACCAGCGCCGACCCGGCCGCCCGGTAGTTGCGCGTGCGCACGCGAGCCAGCGCCACGGGGTCGCCCTCGGATCCGGCCGACTCCGGAAAGCGATCAACCTCGTCGAGCAAAAGGACCCGGATATCTTCAGCGGCGAGGCCCACCGGAGAGTTAGCGCCGACCATGGTGATGTGGCCGCCCAGAAACTGCTTGTGCAAAAGCGTGTTGCCGGAGTCGCGAGTCCGCGGATCCTCGACGAGCTCGCGCAGCGTCGGCGTTTCTCTAATCATCGCCGACAAGCGATCGCGGGAGTACTTTTCAGCGGCCTCGAGCGTTGGTTGCACGAGCATGATCGGCGCGGGGTCGATCTGCATGAAATAGCCGATCAGGTTGCCGAGTACTCCTTCAGTTTTGCCGACGCGAGAGCTGGCCCAGAAAACGATCTCCTGCACCGCCGGGTCGGTGGCGCACTCGAGGATCTCGCGCAAGTACGGCACGCGCTCGGTGCGCCACTTCGAGCCCAGGTCTGGCCCTTGCGAAACATATCGGTAACGCTCGGCCCACTGGTAGACGGTGAGATCGGCATCCGGAATCGCCGCCTGCAGTGCCTCGGCAAAGATCCGTTCGATAACTGGTGAAACCATGCCGAGCTTTTAGAGGATGTTCGGGTAGTCGTTTTTTAGGTCACTGAAGATCGCGGCGACGTCGCTCGAGATCATGCGCTCGAGATCCGACACCGACTTGGCCCGGTAGAGCCGCCCGCGGGCGTCGCGGGCATATCGCGAGAAACGCAAGTGCAAAGCTTTGATCAGCTGATAAGCGCCTTCCCGCAACTCGGCCACGGGTGCAAGCTCGCCGCGCTCACGTTGCAGCTTGAGGAGAATGCGCGCCGCCTCGGCCGTGGTCTTTTGCGTGCGCGCTTTGTGGTAGCCGTCGGCGTCACGAGGAGCACCGAGCGCCGTCGTGGCCGCCTGCACGTCAAATTGTTTTTCTTTTGACTTGGTGCGCACGGGTGCGACGCCCGCCGCCTCGAGTTGTTTGCGCACCGTGGCCCGATCTTTCCCGGAGGCGCGAGCGAGCTCCGAGATATTGGCGACCCGCGCTTGCTCGGTGGCCCAGTCGGCGAGCGGCTGTTGCGTTGGTGTGCGGCGGTTCAAATTACACCCAGGTTTCGATGATCACCGGATCCTCGCCCGGTTGGTGCGGGATGCAGGAGAAGCCCGGCGGCACCGCGGCGCGTACCTCGCGCAGCGTATGGCCCACGGCGAAAAGACCCGGCGCGCACCAGGCCTTGCTCGCAATGATCCACCATTGCCGGGCGACAAAGTTGTGCTCGGGATAGTCGCGAGCGTGGTGATAGATCACGATCATGCGCAGCGCTTGCCGCGGCGCGCTGATCCTTTCTCGTTCGTTGGTCTTGTCGGTGTCGGTGTTCATGATGGTCTAACAGCCCCCTGGCTTGATGGTCTAACTGCCTCGCGTATAACAGGAAATTTGAGCCGGCTCGATTTTTCATAACTTTTATTTTGCCACGTGTTCGATGCCCTGGGCCTCGAGCAAACGTGAGACCTTTTTCTGATGCCGTTGGCTGGTGCACTCGATCACGATCTTGAAGCTGGGTTTGAACTCGACGGTTTTGCTTTTGGGCTTCTCATCATCCTCCTCGCCGTGCAGCGCCGTGAGCAGCTCCTCGAGGCCCGGCATCTCGGCGATCGTCTCTTGAAAGAGTTGAGCCACCACCGCGGGATCCGTTTCGGCCATTGCGCCGATCGGGTCGAGCGTCGCCAGCACGGCGCGCTCCTCGGCGGGTGACAAGTCGACCACCAGAAACGGCACGGGCTGTTGCGGATCATCGCGCAAGGCCTCCTCGATGCGCGCATGCCCGTCGATCAAGTTCCCGGTGCGTTTGTTTTCGATCACGCCCTGCACCCAGCCCACGTCGCCGAGCATGGTGCGCAAGGCGTCGCGCTGGGCCTCGCCGTGTCGCCGATAATTCAGCGGGTTGAACTTGAAAGCGTCGGCCGCCTTGGTCTCGAAACCCGTGATCCGGATGCGGAACTTTTTTTGCTTTGCCTGGTTGCCGTTTTTCATGGTCTAACTTTTCCGATCTTCAGTTTGGGAAACGTGGCGCGCATGCGCTCGAGCGTGAGCGCGCAATAGGTGGGCTCTTTATCCATGCCAAAGCCGACCCGGCCCAGGTGTTCGGCCACCACGAGCGTCGTGCCTGTGCCGACGAACAGATCGAGCACCGACGCCGCCGAAAACGTCTCGACAAAGTGCTGGCAAAACTCGACGCTGAAGGCCGCGCCATGCAGCTCGGCGAACTCGTTGCCCGCGTTGTTCGCCAGCATCACCACGTTGCTCACCGTGCCGCGGAATACGTCGCCCGTGGTTATGGCCCGACTCGGTTTCGTTTTGCTGGCAAAGATCAGCACGAACTCAAAGGCCGCACTCATGACGCGCTCGGCCATGGCAGGCGGGAAGTTGGTTTTGTGCCAGATCGCCACGTCGGCAAAGCGATCGCGAAAGTGGGCCTGGTAGTCGATGATCGCCCGCTTGTTCGCCGCGAGCGACTGGATATTCACCAGGCAGTAGTCGACGTGCTTGAGCGCGTTTTCGGTGAAGCCTTTGAGCAGCTCAAAGTACGCGACCTCGCCAAGATCGTCGGCCTCCTCGAGGTACGGCGAGCCGACGTCCCCCTGGGCGTAAGGAGTGCGCACCGTGTTGCCGCCGATGTTGTACGGCGGCGAACTGAAACAGATCTCGGCGCGGCGGCCCATCATCAGCTGCGCAACGTCGTTTTTGTCGAGCGCGTCGCCGCACATTAAACGGTGCGCGCCGATCTGCCAGACCTGGCCGCGCTTAACTTTCCACTTTCGCTGCAGCGCTGCAGCGCGCTCGAGCGCCACGGTTTTGTCAGGTGCCGCGCCGACCTCCTCGCCGTCGTAGTGCAGGGAAGTGAGCAGCTCCTCGAGGCCCGGCATCTCGACGATCGTTTGGTTGTAGAGTTGCTCGAGTAGCGCTTGATCAACTTCAGCCATGGCCCCGATCGGGTCGAGCGTCGCCAGCACGGCGCGCTCCTCGGCGGGCGACAAGTCGACGACCAGGTAAGGCACCTTCTGTTTCGGATCATCGCGCAAGGCCTCCTCGATCCGCGCATGCCCGTCGATCAAGTTTCCGGTGCGTTTGTTTTCGATCACTCCCTGCACCCAGCCCACGTCGCCGAGCATGGTGCGCAAAGCGCTGCGCTGCGCGTCACCGTGGCGGCGATAGTTCAGCGGGTTGAAGTTGAACTCGCCCGCCGCTTTGGTCGCGTAGCCCTTGATCCGGTTGCGAAACTTTTTCTGGATGCCGTTGTTCATGGTCTATCTTTTGGCCGTGGCGAAAGCTTGCTCGAGTTGCGCTGTAAAAATCTTGGAAAAGTTTTTCTCGAAAGCGATCCGCGTGGGCCCATACAAAACGTCGCGCTCCTGGATCCGGGCGCGGGGCACGAGCACGTAGAGCACGATCGCCCGCTTGGTGCGGCCGCGCCCTTGCCGCTGCATCAAGAGAAACCCGCGGCCGTTGCGCAGTGGCACCTTAAAATCGCGTTTGCCCTCGAGCGCCCGCGGCCGTTGCGCGGCCCGGATCAGATCGCGTTTAGTGCGCCGCACGTTCGTCGTCGGGATCGCCAGGAACTCGCCCTCCGGCAATCTGATCACCGTTGAGCCTGCAGGCTCGCGCACGAACTTCTCGAGCCACTCGGCGGCGGTGCCGACCCAGGCCTCGAGGTTGGTCTTAGTTGCTGGTCTAACCTTCACGGCAAACGGCCCGCGCTCCGACCAGGTAGTGCGCAACTGAAACGCGCCCGCGATCGCTTTGATCGAGGCGGCCTGGCCCAGCCCGGCCGTTTTGGTGAGCGCCGCGGCGAGCGCAAACGTGGTCTGCTTATCCATATCGAGCCCGGTGGTCGACACTTTGATCTGTGATCTCAGCATGGTCTATTTCCTCAGCCAGTAACTTTTCGTCAGGTCGGCGAACGGTGGCCACGGCCGCCCGGCCCGGTTGCAGGCGATCACGCGATCAGCGTCGAGGAGTTGCTCGAGTGTCGACCTGGTGCTCACAAAGTCGAGGCCGCTCAGCTTGCTGATCTCGCGCACCGACGAGGCCTCGCGCTGGTCTAAGTGCTTGAGCACCGTGCGCGCCTTCCACGTCGGCGAGCGCACCTGGATCAAAACGTGGTGCTTGAGCTGGTTGAGCGCCAGGCGAAAGCGGGGAAAGTCAGCGGCCAGCTTGCCCAGCTCACGAGATAACTTAACGGCGACCCGCGCCTCGGGAGCGCGGCGACGTTCGCGATATTCACTCATGCCGACGAACGGCCGCCCGCGTTCAATGTAGAAGCTTGAGCCACCACTCCCGGCCGCTCGCCGACGTTTGCGGCGGGCTTCAGTCGGCGACGGATAGAGATCATCACTCATGCTCGTTTGAACTCGCCCGCGAACTGGCAGCGGGCATAGTGGTTGTAGCGCAGCACCAGCCCGCGCCGCTGCACCATGGCCCGCTCCTCTTTCGGCACGATCTCATAAAGATCACCAGTGACGAGCACATTGCCCTCGAGCGCGGGTTCCACTTCGATCGGGGCGGTGCGCCCGGTTTTCACGTGCTCGACCATCATCAGCTGCGCGCCGCATTTGCATTGTCTCAGTTTCATTTTGTGGGGTTCACGTAGTCGCGCCGCAGCGCCTCGCGCCTCCTGGCCCAGAAACTCACGAGCCGCGTTTTGCCGAGCGGATAACGGCCGCAGCACCAGCCGCCCGCAAAGGCGAGCACCGCGATCGCGGAACTGATCAGCGCAACTCTCATTTTGCCTTCGCCCGGTGTTTGGCCCAGCGCTCGATCACGGTGATGATCAAGAGTGCGATCACGATCCCGAACGCCGTCAGCACAAACGCAAACAAGATCTGCCGTGGTCTCAAACCCATCTCAAAAGCTCCGGCCGTGGCCAGGAGGAGCACGGCGACCTCAACGAGCCGCCAGGTGCGCGCCCGTAAAAACTTGGTCACGTGCGCGACCTCGACGGCCCACTCGGCCGATCGTCATGGTGCGGCGGTGGCGGTGGTGGTGGTGGCACCTGCACGCCGCGCAAGCCAAGATAGGCGACGGTGATGCGCGCCGCCTCCGTCCACTCGCGCACGACGTAGACCTCATGGCCCTCGGCCTCGAGCATCGCTTTGATCTCGCGTTGCACCGTCGAGAGATCGTTGCGCCCGGCTTTGAACTCGATCCACAAACCCGCCCGGCCGTTGCGCGCTAGTGGTAGGTGCGTGTCGAGTATGCCGGGCGTGACGCCCTCGAGGTACAACCCGATCGCGGTGCCGTGGTCGCGTGCGCCGCCGTTCGGGATCGCATGAAACAATTTTAGCTCGTGGTGCTTTTGTGCGTTGAGCCGCAGCCACGAGAAAAACGAGCACTGGTGATCATGCTCGACCCGGTTGCGTCGACGTGGAAACAGATCCTTGACCATCACTTTTTCGTTCGTGGCTTGCCTTTACGTGCGGCGGGTTTGCGCCTGGGTGACGCTGGGACGGTTTTGCCAGGCTTGCGCGTCGCTTTGCTCGACTTGCTCGCGGGTTTCCGTTGCAGGCGACGCACGATCGCGGCAGCCTCCTTTTTTGTGATCGCTTTGCGCACCGCCTTTTTCAGCACCTGCGCCGCCGCTTTTTTCGTCGCCTTGCGTGCAGGTTTGCGCGTCGAGGCCTCGAGTGCGATGCGCACCAACTCGAGCAGCGACGGCGGCAAGCTGAGATCGTCGGCGGCGAGTTCCAGGTCGCCCGAAAATCCACGCGCTCGCAAGGTCGACGGCGTGGCCGTCACCGAAACGAAAGCGCGGCCCGGGTGGTTCGCCAGCATATACAAACTGATTTTGAGCGATCGTCCTTGGCTCAACTCGGCGAGCGTCGGCCGCGGTGTTTCCAAAGGTGCCGCCGTTGCCGATTTTTCGCTCTCAGTTGAGGCGGCGCGGCTCGACTTTTTCTTGCCCTTGCCTGCGCAGTCCCAACACAGGCCCGCCTCGTTGCGGTAGTCGTTGGCCCCGATCTCGACGTTGCATCCTTCGCAAAGTGTCGGCCGCGCTGGCTCGAGCGCGAGTTGTGGATCCGCGCTGCGCCCGCCCTGGGCGCGCTTGCCGATCTTGCTGGTGTCGACGACGCGACCATCACGGCCGCGGCGTTTGGTCGGTTTCGTTTCGCCGCTCACCGCCTCACCGTGATCCGTTGTTTCCTCGTCGACCTGGTGGCGCAACTTGCGCACGAGCGGCACCGACACGCGCACGCGCTCGGCAATCACGGCATCCGACCAGCTGGCCCACTCCGGGTCCCGCAGCATCACCAGGACGGCGCGCCGCTTATCTTCCGGCGTGCGCGGCAGCCCATGCCGGGCGTTGGCGCCTAAAGAAAAAAGAATAGCGTCACGCTGCGAGCCCTGGCGCACGTGCGCGCCGATCGCGTTCTGGCCCAGCTTGCGCCGCGCCTCGAGACGGTAGAAACCATCGGCGAGCCAGTACTCGGCCCCATCGAAAAAAACGTCGACGGCGGGGAACTCGTCGCCCGCCTGCATGATCTCGGCATAGTCGTCGAGCACTGCCTGGTCGAATAGCGATCGCTGCTGCGTGCCGCCGTCCGTGCGGATGCGCTCGAGCGCCAGGCGTGCGGGCGTGGCGTGGTCGCCATTGCCGGGCAGGAGTTCGTCGACGGCCTTTTGCGCCGCCTGGCCGCGAGCGACAAAGGACTCGAGCCCGGCGTCGACGTCACTTTGCGCAGCGATCGCGGCGTGGCCCAGCTCGCGCCGTTCGATCTCCTCTTGCCGTTCGCGCTCGAGCTTGATCGCCTCGGCCACGGTGTCGGCGACGTCGGCATGCGACTCGGTGCGCAGCTCGCCACGCTCGGCAAAGATCGGCCGTGGTGGTTTGCCGCCTTTGCGGTATTGCAAGCGCCAGCCCTCGTCGACCAGCTGCACGGGTAAAACCGTCGGCCGCTCGCCGTTCGTGAGTTGGCCCTCGCTGGCGATCGCTGCGGCCTCCTCGAGTTCGACGGTGAGCGCCTGCGCGGCCGCGATCGCCTCCTGCGGATCCGGAAAGCCGCCTGTATCCTGGTCGAGCTTTTCGTTGACCAGCGCAAACGGTGCCGACGTGTCGCGCTTGATCAACTTCCAGCCCGCCTCGAGGAGCGGCGGCGGCACCTTGATCTTTTTCCAGTAGGTTTGCGGTTCAGTCATTTTGCTTTGAAGTCTCCGATCAAAAGTTTTTCGCCAGCGAGTGGGAGCACCAGCTGGCCCGTGCTGCGTTTGAGTAAGAGCTTGTCGATGAGGAGCGCGCACGCCGCCTCGAGGTCGATCGCGGCGTCGAGAAAGTTGTCCATGGCTTTGACGCAATAGGCGAACGAACCGATCGGCCTGGTCGCGTAACAAAGCGCGTGCAGAATCCCGGCTTGGATGATCAGATCAGGCAAGTCGAAAACCTCGCGCAGCGCCTTGTAATCACTCGCCTTGATCCGGTTTCCCGTGAGGGCGGTGTAATAGCCGAGGATCTCCTGGCGACGTTCGTTTTCGGGGTCGGCGGGCGGCGAGGCAGGCGGCGCGCTCGAGTCCATCGCTTGCGGATAGGCACTCGGACAAAGTGAAGATCCACAAGCACGCGCCGCCTGAGATCGATCGATCGATCCTTCTATCAATCTATCTAGATCTAAATCTAAAAACCGCAAGGCCCGTGCCGAGGTGCCCGCGGTGTACGTGTCGGCCGTGAGTTGCTGCGCCAGCTGCGCCGCCGCCTGCGCCAGCACGACGTCGACGCTCACGTGCTGCGCCGCGGCCCAACTATTTAGAAACACAAACACTTGCTCGTCGAGCTCGAGCGTGAGCGCATGCCGCCGGGCGTCGCCGAGCGGCGGTGCGAAGGTCGCGAATTTTTTTTGCGCGTCGCTGGTTTGCATCGCTTTTTTGCCCTGTGAAAAACCTGTGAATAACTTGCCCCGAAAGTTGGTTATAAAATAACTGGCAAACAGGCACGCCACGTTTTGCACAGCTCACGGCTTGCCATTGCTTGCCACTGCGCCGAGCACCCGCAAAGCGCGCACGCCCTCGAGGAGCACGTCGACCGCGTTGCTGATCGCGTCCTCGCGGCTGGCACCGACGCCGACGCGCACGCCGTCAAAGTCCTGTTTGAAGTCGAGCCAGACTTGCCAGGTGCCCGGCCCGTGCCCGATTAAAAACAAAGTCACCTGCGCCGCTGCGATCGCGTGGCGCTCCTCAACTCGATCCCGATCCGGCATGGTCTAAACCCTCCTGAGTTTTACGAGCTCGCGAGCATGCGCTTTTGGTCGCTCGCTTTTGTTGTGCGCCGGGATCGACTCAGCCAGGCCACGCACGCGAGCGGCATACATGAGCCCGCCGATCGCGTTGTGGTGCACTCCTTTCGGCGGGTCGCCGACGATCGCCCGCACGTCGTCAGAGTTAAAGATCGTGCCGCTGGGCATCGCGGCGATCGTTTGCAGCCATTCCATTTTCCAGCTCTCCGGAGTGTGCTCGAGCACGGCATCGATCCCGGTGTCGCGCTCTTGCGCACCCGTGCGCGCTGGCATCGGTGCGCGTGGTGGCTTGCGCTTGTGTTGTCGCCGCCGCCGCTCGCGCCCGTCGGGTTGCCCGGTGAAAAGATCGATCTGGTTCACGGCTTCGACGGTGCGCACTCGCTGGAAAATTCGCATGGCCCGGCATGGTCGATCGCTAAGAAACACGGGTGGCCCGCGAGTTGGGTTTTGTTGGGGCCGCTCATCACCAGGTAGTCGACACCCGCGCAAGTACTCCGGCACCGCGCTTCTCGCGGTGGGTACTTGAGCTTGAGACTGCCACGCAGCCGCAAGTGCTTCTTGTTGAGGCTCTCGTCGGGGTACATCCGCTCGAGCTCCTCGGCCGTCGGTGGTGTCTTTTCAAGTTTTGGATAGCTCATAGATTTTCCTCACGTGCAGCGCCGCACAAAAGAGTCGCGACGAAAATAGACTCGGCCCTCGGCCTCGCCTCGCGTGGCGATCGCCCGTCGTTGGAATAACTCGCCGAGCGCCTCGCCGATCTGTTCTTGCACCAGCGCCTCATGCACCCGGCCCGGCAAGTGCGCCGTCGCGAACCGCACGAGCTCGCGCTGGGAGCACGCGCCCGACGTGTCGATCGCTTTCAACACCAGCGGCGCGATCACCGTGAGCGCTGCGCCTGGTCGCTGCACAAAGGCCTCGAGCGGTATGCCCGCCCGTTGGCGCGAGATCCACTTGCGCACCGGGCGCGCTGGCCCGCCTCGCACCGCCGCCCGGCGCTCCTGCGAGATCCGGCGCACGCACTCCTGGCACCGTGGGTTGCGGTTGTCAGGTCGCGAGCGATCAATGCCGAAAGCCTCGAGCGGTAGATCACGAGGCCCGCCCGGGCAGGTATTGCAAGTTTTGGTTCGGTGTCGGCGCATGTTTTTACTCCGGAGCCGCGACGCGATCGTGGTGACCCAAGAACTGGATTGGATAAGGTTTGGGCGCGGGCATGCCGAACCTGGTCTCATACATTTTCTCGTGAACGTGCGAGAGAAAAAGCTTCACCGTGTAACGGCATGCGCGGGCGTGAATGTGCGCAGCGGGCAAACGGCCCGCGCTGTAAGCTTTGAAGGCCTCGGTTTCTTTGCCGATTTTTTTCGACTGCAAAACGGCGGCCGCCTGATCAGCGAGCTCGCCGCGCTCGTTGCGCGCCGTCTCATATTCTTTGCGCTGTTTGTAGATTGGCCCATAGAACGATCGTTCGAGGTTGCAGCTTTTCACAAACGACTCGCCGATCTTCCAGGCCAGCGTTTTTAGTGAAGCGTTCCACGGCCGTTTTTTGCCCTTGCCCCACTTGACCGTCGGATCGAGCCCGGCAAAGCGCCAGATATGGCCCACCGTGGGCGCTTTGGTGATGTCGATATGCGCTAACAGGCCCGCCGCGATCACCGGGCCCACGCCGACGATCCCGAGCATCCACGCGCCCACGGTGTCGGCGCTCGCGTAACTGTGCAGCGCCCGCTTGATCTGTTGCTCGAGCGTTTCGTTTTGCGTGAAGAGCCATTGCAAGACCGAGTTCGGCTCGCCGCTCGTCGTCAAGGCGCGCACTTGCGCCGCCGCCCGGATGCGCTCCTCCTGCATTGAGTAGTAAGCGTCGACGAGAAAGCGCGCCTCGCCCGCCGACAAAGTCGTGCTCGCCTCGCGTATGTCCTTGGCTAGTTTTTGGATTGGTTCAAGTTGCATATTTTGATCGCTCCGGTTTCGTGGTGCTCTCCGCGCAACATGGCTCGCTCTGAACAAATGGTGCTCTCTAGCTCGTTGGCTCGCTCATCGCGCATGGTGACCTCGGCTACTCTGGCTCGCTCGTTGAAATTGGTTCTCTCACCATGAATGGCTCGCTCTAATTTTTTGGTGCTCTCCGCAACAGTGGCTCGCTCCGATTCAATGGTGATTCTCAAATCGCCTGGCTCGCTCATCGGCGTTGGTGCGCTCGTGAATTATGGCTCCGCTCTCTCCATACGGTGATCTCAATTAGGGTGGCTCGCTCGTCGAGCTTGGTGCGCTCGAGTACCTCGGCTCGCTCGGCGGCAATGGTGCTCTCGAGCACATTGGCTCGCTCGGTACATTTGGTGCTCTCACACCAACTGGCTCGCTCCTATTAAATGGTGCTCTCATCAAAGGTGGCTCGCTCGTTTGTTCTGTTTCCTTCCCGCAATAAAGGCTCGCTCATGGATCGTTGGTGCTCTCTCACCGCTTGGCTCGCTCAGACGACTTGGTGCTCTCAGGTTGCTTGGCTCAAGGAACCTCGCGCCCGCTAAACGACGGTGCGCGGATCCAATTCTGGTTTGCACTCGTGGCGTGAACGGCGAAAGCTATGGCTAGAAAACGCCGCGCTGGTCGTCGAGTACTTGCCCGCCTTGGATCCGCGTGCCCCGTCGCCGGGCGCGCCCGTGGCCCACGTCGTCGAGGATTTAGGAGAACAACTCGCGTTTGCCATCACTCAAACGCGAGCGACCTCGACGGCGCGGGAGTGCGGTGCGGTTGTCAAAAAACAGAAACGGTTCGGCCACGACGGCCAGGAGGCCGCCCGCAGCGTCGATCGGGTACTTTTTTTTGAATTATTTTTTGGCGCTCAGAAACGTCGAGCGGCCGTGCCTTGGTGGCCAGGTCGACCGCGGCATAGTGCCGTGGCATAGCTGGCAGGTCGGCGAGTTGAGAAAGTGCGTTTTTGTTGAGGTTTTTTGGTGGGCCGTGCAGGGATCGAACCTGCGACCCGCTGATTAAGAGTCGGCGCAAGGTAGTCTTTTCAGCGCTTAGCACCGCTTCCCAAACCTCATCAAAACTCAACCATTCATTGAACAAAAACACGAAACTCGCTCGCCGCGCCTTGCCACCGCTTCTCAGGCTTTCGCATACTATTGCACGCCCGCGGCATAGCTGCGCGGCATAGCTGACCCCAAAAACGAAAGAGAGAATATGAAAGAAAGCAAAAACAAAAAGCGCGGGCGCACTCGCGCAAACGGCACCGGATCGATCTGGACGGAGCCACGCAGCGGCAAGATCTACGGCGTGATCACTTTCACGACGGCGAGCGGCAAACGTAAGCGGCGGGCGCGACTCGCGCATAGCAAGACCGAGGCCTATCAGCACATCAAAGATCTGCGCGCTGAGGTCGACGCCGAGCTCGCCGTCGAGCGTGCTAACGGCGGCTCCTTTTGGATCGATCCGCAAACCAGCGCGCTTCTCCGCTCGCTGCTCAAAACTTTGCTCGACGTGTTGGCCCAAGAGCCGCGAGCACAAACCACCTAATACCAAAAAATGAAAGGTCAAAAAGCAATGGCAAGAAACAAAAACAAGGAGACCCGAGGCGGCATCGTGCGCACTCGAGCGAACGGCGACGGCACCGTTTGGAAGGATCCAAACACAGGCGCGATCTACGGCGTGATCACTTTCACGGTGATCGACAACGGCAAACCAAAAAGAAAGAAGCGGGCGCGCAAGTCGATCAGCGGCACCAAGACCGAGGCCTATCAGCACATCAAAGATATGCTCGAGGAGCTCGACGTCGAGCGCCAGCTGGAAGGCGAGGAGCGCGGCCACCGCGATCGCAAAGTCAACTTTCGCACGATCACGTTTGGCCAGTTGGCCCAGTATCACAAGGAGGATCACTTGCAGCCCGCCGAGTTCGACGCCGCCGGGCGCAAAACCAAAGGCGTGTTGTCCTGGCAAGGTGCGCACCGCACCGTCGCCCAGTTGGTCGGCTATTTCGGCAAAGACAAACTCGTCTCGTCGTTCACCATCGGCCAGATCCGCAAGTACAAGGAGGAGCGCTTGAGCCAGCCCGCGATCGCCAGGTACAAAAAAGCCGGGTCGACCGAGCTGGTGCGCGTCGAGTTGAAAGATGCCAAAGGCAAAGTGCGCAAGCTGAGTTTTGCCTCGGTGCACCGCGAGCTCGCCATGCTGCGGCGCATGCTCAACTTCGCCGTCGAGGAGCGCTGGTTGCCGACTGGCAATCCGATGCACGGCGCAAAGGATCTGATCAACCCGTCGCTCGAGGTCAAGCGCATCACCATCGCCACCAAAGCCGAGGAGCTCGAGCTGCTCGATCACTGCACCACGCACGACAAGCGGAAACACCTGTTGCCCTACCTCATGATCTGTTTCGATCACGCGCTGCGCTCGATCGAGGCGCGCCGCATGTTGGTGCGCGACGTCGACTTCGAGAACAATTCGTTTATGGTCTATTCGTACAAGGGCAAGCAGCGCCAGGATCGAAAGTGCGCCATGACGGCGCGAGTCCGCGAGGCCTTGCTCACGTGCTGCGCGGGCAAGGAACTCGACGAGCACGTTTTCACCTATGACGTGAAGCAGCGCGACCCGGACGGCAAGCCGATCAAAAACGCCGACGGCACCGACGCGCTCGTGCGGCACCCGCTCAAGAACGCTCCGAAACGATCGTTTCAAACCCTCAAGGCCGAGGCAAAACGCTGGTCTAACGGTGCGATCAATCTTGACGGTTTCCGTGGTCATGATATGCGGCACACTCAGATCACGCGCCTCGTGCGCTCGGGCATGAGCGTCGGCGAAGCGGGCAAACTCGCCGGGCACGTAAACGACTCGACGACGTGGCGCTACATTAACCCCGACGACTCGAGCCGGGTGCGCGCTGCATCGCTGATCGAAAACTACAGCGAGGCTGAGATCATCCCTTTCAAAAAACGCAAGCGCGCTTAACACGCTCGCTCCTGCAATCAAAACACAAGAGGCCGCCGGGATTATTTTCGGCGGCCTTTTGCTCTTTGCGTCAGTCGCTTTTCAAACGCTGCGATCTGGTCTCGTGAGTAGCGGATCGTCGTGGCCCCAGGGGCGCGCAAGTACTCGATCAGGCCCATCTCACGCCACCGTCGCGTCATGCTTTTGGAGACGTCGAACAATTCACAAAGCTCGTCGTCGGAGTAGTATTTTTTGGTGCGTGGTGTCGGTGTGTTGGTCGGCGTGGTACCACCGCCGTCGTTATCATTGCCGTCTGGCGAAATATGTTTTGCTAGTTGCACGGCCCTCGAGCCCTCCCTCGTTCAGATTAACTTCAACAACTCATGGCAAAAGACGACAAGCGCCGCGAGCCAAAAAAAGTCAAAGCGGAGCTCGCGTGCTGCAAGCTCCATTTGCCATAACTTTTTTGCTGGCCCGCGGCGTGTGCCGCGGAACTGGTAAAGCGTTTTTTGTGGTTTGGTGGCCCGAGGCTTTAGGCCGTCAAGTTGGAAAAACGCGAAAGCGAAACTTTTTCAAGCCATCCTGTGCTGTGTTGGGAGACCCGTGATCTCAATTTCCCGTGAGCGCCTGCCAGCGCCGATCGCTTTCATGCGACCAAAATCTTGATCACCCGGTTCGTCGAGGCCCGCTGCGCTCGTCGTCACGTCGTGCCAAGTGATGATTTGGCATCGCAAACACGAGCGCGGGTTTGGGCCTTATACTCCCGCTTGGCAGCGCTGGTCAAGTGCAGCCATTGCGTGTAGTGTTTTTTTTTGGGAACAAGCGCACCCACTAAGCTGTTAGCATCAGGTTTTTCATCCCTGCAATAAATCCCAAACTGGTTCGACACAGCTTAGAAAACAATGAAGGTAGACCGCGAAGATCTCGCCGACTACATTCGACGCCTGCGCCGCGCCGCGCACTGGTCATGCAAAGACATTTCGACCCGCGCCCGGCAAAAAGGTTTTGCCGTCAGCACGAGCTACATAACCCGCCTCGAGAATCGTGAGATCATGCGGCCGAGCGCCGACAAACTCGCCGCCCTGGCCGCTGGTTTGGAAGTGCCGCCGACGGAAGTTTTTGCCGTGGCCCGTGGTGAGTCGGTCGATACGCCGCGGGCACGTGACGCCGCCTTGCTGAATATGTTTCACGCGCTCCCGCCGTCGACTCAGGATGATGCTTTCGATCTCATCCAGTGCTTGTATCGGCGGCGCAGCACCACCAAAAAAAAACCCGCCGACAAGTAGCTGATCGCCGTGTGATAATTCGGCGATGGTTCAAGCAATCGTTCACCTCGAGCGCATCGTGCCCGGCCGCGCACCTGGCGGCGTTTGGATCCGAGTCTGCACCATCGATCGCGTGCTCACTGAATACGCGCTCACCGATGCGCGCCAGGTCACGAGCGCGGCCGCACTCGACGGCGACCTCGCACTCGCCGCTGGTGATCCCGTTTGGGTCTACTTTTACGACGGCGACTCAGGCGTTTGCATGCGCACGATCATCGCCGGATGAGACCGCCCCCGCGACTTGGCATGCTATACGGGCATCCCGTACAATGCCTGCATGACAAAAACAAACGCAATTCGCAAACGCAAAACATCAAGTAACTCAACTTTTCAACGTGGCTCCGGCCAATACACCTGCATCCTGTGCGGCAAACAGACCCGCGAAACAGGCAGCGGCGAGTCACAGTCGAAAATGTGCCGCCTGTGCTGGGACAAAGCGGGCGACGACAATGCGGTGGCCGATGGTCACATGAGCGAGGCCGAGTTTTTCGCACGCTACGGCGAGCACTCGACCTGGGTTAAACGGGCCGAGGTCGACGTCGAACCAACACCAGCGCCCGCGGCTGGGCCAGCGATCGTGGAGCTGCCCGACGAGCTCAACCCGATCGGCATCTTCGCCATGACGTCGACGAAACTTTTAGTCGATGCCGTGGCAGGTCGGATCAACCTGCAGGAGTTGGCGATCTTGCAGCTATCGAACCGAGGCTTGAACCAGGACGGCGAGTGGGTCGGGTTTCGCGAGGCGGGCAGCGAAGCGATCAGCGCGATCGGTGCGCTGCGCTCGCCGCAAGTCGTCGACACGTCGCACGGCCCATGCGAGTGTGATCACACATTCACGGATCACGAGCACAACGATCTCAGCGGGCGCGTCGAGTGCACCGAGTGCGGCTGCGATGAGTTCGAGGAGGTGGCCCAATGAAAACACCGATCGACCAGCTGCGGCATCACTCGACGTTCAAGTTTAAGATCGACGGCAAGAGCGTCGTGGGCCAAGTGTACTTTGAGCATCACGATCCGACGAGCGGCAACAACGAGCTCGGCATGGTCTACCGATACGAGTACCTGAAAGCAAACGGCGAGTGGAAGTCGACGGGCTCGCTTTTCTATACGGGCGAAACGCTCACGATCGAATACATGAAACGCCAGCTGCGCCGCTCGCTCGCGGGCCTGGCAGCGAAGCGGATCAAAACGCGCAACCCGATGATCGTCGGCGAGTATGCCGCGGGAGGTTTGAAAATATGATCAGCACTCAACGACTCGATCGTTGGATCACCAGCGAGTTCCGCGAGCGTCATGGCTTGAGCCAGTCGCAACTCGCGGCACTGTTAGACGTGAGCGTGCGCACGCTGCAGGACTGGGAGCAAGGCCGCGGTGCTCCGGCGGTGTACCTCAAGCGCGCACTCAACGACGTCGCCCGCGAATTGAAGACGCCAACCAAAAAGAAAGCGAGATCAAAATGACAACTAAGCAGCAAGTGCTCGCGCTGGTCGCCGAACTCGGAGGAGAGATCGAGATCCGGAAAGGCGACGGGCCATTCGAGATCATCATCGACGCGCCCGACGGTAAGCTCTGGGCTTCAGACGGCCTGCATTGCCTGGTGCATTCACAGTGGGACGATCAACCCACGATCGAGTTGTGGCGTGACGCGCTCGAGCGCGTGCGCGCCGGGCTTGAGCCATGCGAAGACGACGAGTGCGACTACTGCCACCCAGAAACGGAGGTCGCATAATGGTCTATCTAAAACTTTTTCACGGCCGCACCAGCCCGGCCGAGCAGCTCAACGACTGGGGCACCGACGGCCCGGTGTTTGGCCCACTCAGTTATGTTCACACCACTTACGGCGCGCACGTGAAGCTCGGCCAGGCTGAAGAACCGTTCGACAATCTCGGCGACCTGTACGTGGTCGACGGCCTCCTTTTTTACGGCGGCGTTTGGTATGGCGACTGGTCGGTCTGCACCGAGGACGAGCTCGAGCCGGAGTACTTGTTCAAGCACCACCGCGACTATGACGAGGCACTCGCGCTCGAGCCCGTGACGAACAAGCGCCCGGTGTACGTGCTCGAGCACGACAAAGCGAAACAGGTGCAGGAGATTTTGCGCCGCTACATGAGCGAGGAGTTGCGGCCCAGGCTCGACCTCGCGCCGCATGGTGACGTCGACCGCGACGTGCGGAAAGATATCGACTATATAAACGAGTTGGCGCGGCTGTTCGACTAAACAACAAACCAGCTCGCGGCATGATGCGCGCCGGGTCTGAAAAGGCCCGGCGTTTTTTTTATGCGTGCGCGCTCAGAAACTTTTCGATCACGCTCACGGCGATCGCCTCATACGGCAAGCACTCGAGCTCAGCCACCCAGTCGTCGACCTCCGGGCAGGTGCAGTCGAAAACGTGCTCGTGGTGCACCTGGCAAAAGAAGTCGTCACAGTCGCGGCACCGCACCCAGGGCACCAGCTCGTCGCGCTTGCGCTTGCTCACGAAACCGCCACCGCCAACACATAAAAGAAAACCCCGGCCCAGCCAAAGTTCAAGCGACGGTAAAAAGGCCCGTCGGCGATCGGTGGCCCAATGAAAGCGGCCACGAACAAAAGGATCAAGCTGGCGATCAGACAGATCAGCGACCACGGTGCGCCGCTCAAAGTTGCTACTAACATGATCATGGTTGCACCTCCTGGAATCGTTTGGCCTATGCCGTCGGTCGAGTTCGCCACCGAAAACGCGCCCAGCGTCACGGGGTGCGCTTTGATGATGATTCTACAAAAACTTCTGGCGGTAGGAGCAAGTCGCCGTTGCGCGTTACCTGCGTTTTTTGAATCGCCAGGAAGAACCTACCAAACGTCGACCACGCTGCACGGGTGACCTCCTGGCGCGTCCGTCGTCGAGCGCCGAGCCTGCGCCATGGCCACGCCTCGCTCGGTGCCCTTACAGGTCAAAACACTTTCGCGATGCAGAAGATCGGGGTCTGTGCCAGCACCGCCAGGTTGATCGACGCTGGCCCAGTATGCACGACAAGCAGCTCGACAAAATCACCGACAAGCAACTCGAGCATCACTGATAAGCCGCAGTCGAAAGCGAGCGCGGTGTTGGCTTGCGTTTGCGAGGCGACCACGACCTCGCCCGCCGCCGCCCGGTTCTTGGTGCAGCGCAGTTGAAAGTAACCACTCGCCGCGCCTGGCGATTGAACGCTCGCTGTTACTAAGTACTTGCCAGTCGCTCGAGAGATTAACGCCGACGGAAACGTGGGGTCGCGCATGTTGGCCGCGTCGTACACCTCAGTGTTGAAGTTGAGCACGGTGAGCACCGACGCGGGCACGGTGATCGCCGTGGTGTTGGTGAGCTTGGCCGTGTACTCAGTCGGCGCGGCAGGAGGCGTGGCACTCAGCACCTGGCCCGTGAGCGCGAGGCCTGCGCCGAGCGTGAGCTCCTGCGGGTCACCTGGGCCGCCGGCACTCCCACGGCCCAACAAACGCGAGGCTGCACTCACGTCCTGGATCTTGGCATACGTCACTGCATTGTCGGCCAGCGTGGGTGGTATCGCGCTCAATACGTTGGCACTCAAGTCGAGGCCTGCACCCACGGCGAGCTCTTGCGGGTCACCTGGCCCGGCCGCACCACCACGGCCCAACAAACGGGCGGCCGCGCTCACGTCCTGGATCTTGGCATACGTCACCGAGTTGTCGGCGATCGGTGCGGCCGTCGGTGGTATCGCGCTCAACGTGGTGCCACTTAAGTCGAGGCCTGCACCGACGGCGATCTCCTCCGGGTCCCCAGGCCCAGCCGCACCACCACGACCCAGCAAATGAGCCGCGCTCATGTTCTGCAGTTTGGCAAACGTCACCGAGTCGTCGGCGATCGCTGCCCCGGGCGGGCGCGCATAACTCAGCCCTTGTTCAGTGGCATCGGCGAGCTCGCGGATCGAGCGCAAACCATCACTCGAGATCGTCACTGTTGAAAATATGAGATCGCGATCGACGATCGGATTAAGTGGGATCGCGACGGCCTGGCCCGGTGCATACAGGCCGACCAGGTGCGCGGCCGCAGCGACTTCGCCCGCATATCGCCACCAGACTTCGACGCGCACGGGGCGCACGCGATCGCTCGGGTACCATGCCGGGCGCGCTTGTGGTCGGCCCACGAGCTGCAGCCCGCCCGAGTTGCGCGCTACTAGATCATTTGCGGCGATCCCGATCGTCATGGCTTGAGCACTCCGAGATCGCGTGCCTGGTCTAAGATCGTCGGCGTGGTCGCCGCCCTTGGTGGTTTGGTGCGCGCCTCGCCCGCCGACGCCGTGGTGTAGATCTCGGAATAGCCGCAAATGAGATCCGGCCGATTGAAAGCGAAACGGATCAAGGTGTCGGGATCCACCGCGAACGTGCCCGCGGCCACCACGCCCGCGGCATCGCTCACCAGGTCGGCCAGCGCCACGGCCGCGGCGACGTCGTAAACTTTGACCACTTGCGCCGGGCACATAGTCACGGTGCCGTCGTCATTGTCGATCTTCACTTCAAACGCCGCGTAGTAACTGATCGCCATTAGAGCGGATCCTTTCCGACGGTAAATAAGATCTGATCATTGTTGTGCGCGAGCTCGACCAGGCCGACGTTAAACGGCACGCGCCCGCGAGCTGGCCCATTAGGATCGGCGGGATCAAAACCACCGTCGCCGCCCGGTAGTGTCGGCGGCAAAACTGGCCCGTGGTTGAGGAGCTCGAGGCGATCATAATAGAGCTCGGGATACGCCTGCGCCGAGATCTGCACCGTGAGATCCGAGCGCCTGGTGAGTGAGCGGATGCGAAAATAGTTAAACGGCTCGAGCCCTTGCGCGCTGCGCGGTGCGTTTACCTGGTCTAACTTGTCACTTTCGATCTTGATGATCTGGTACTTGTGCAGGTCGACGGCGCTGAGATACCAGGTCGTGAACTCGGCCCGCAAATTGTTCGCGACGCCGCCCTCGTCGAACTCACCGAGATCGAGAAGCAAGTTGCCCAGCCGCCCGGCCTCGCCGATCGTGGTGGTGCCGTAAGCAGTGAACTGGCGCTCGACGGCCCGCCGCGAGGTATCGCCGAAAGCGCGCCCGGCGAGGAGTTGCTGGGCCACGTTTTCAAAGGTGAGCGGGATCTGGGTGTTTTGTTGGGTCTCGTCGTCGAACGTGAGCACCACTCGGTTGCACAGCTCGGCGTCACTCTGCACGGAGAAACTCAAACTCGTTTTGCCCTGGTCGCGCACTATGTTTCGCACCTCACCGCGATCCGTGAACGTGGCCACCGGATGATCAGCACATAAAGTTTGAAACTCGAGCGACTGGTTGAAAGCGTCGAGCACCGCATCGCGCCCGTTGAGGCCCACCTGGTCGAGCCAAAACGCGAGCCCGGCGTCGTCGGGCGGCCGCCGGAGATAGGAGTGGTAGCAGTCCGTCACGAACTCCGGATCCGTCCTGGCCCGGGCGAGGTATTCGGCCGAGTGAAAGAGCGAGAGCTGGCGCGCCTGGCACTCCGCCCACAAAGCATCATTGCCGTCGGCCTGCGCTGCCAGTAACGCATTGAGCCAGGCGGCCGCCTCCGTCGTATTGGCCGCCCGGTTTAAGACACTCCAGAAGGCCTGATCGGTGAAAACGTAAGCTGAGAAAAGCTCGTCGGCCCGACGCAGCGGCACCACGCGCAAACGCCCGCGATCAGAAAACGGCAACCCGATCCGGCCGCTCGAGCAAATGTCGTTGATCTGTTGCTGCGCCGTGCGATCGATCAGCTCGGCATGGAATTGAGTGCGCTGCCCGGTGGTGTCGTTGCCGTCTTTGTCCTTTTGGGCCACCACCTCGGCGCACCACAAAGCGAGATCGATAAAATCTTGAAGATGCACGCGCACCACGTCGAGCCCATAACCCCAGCGCCTGTTTCTCAGACAGTGCAAAAGCCACCAGGCGCGATCGGCGCTGTATTGCTCCGACCAGGTAGCCGGATCGGTATACACGCGCACGTTGCGCAAGCCCTCGACGTCGACCTCGCCGCGCAAGTCGCTCGCGCCCGTTTTGGTGAAGTCGCCCTGGGCCACGCCCAGAAAAAGCGCGGTGCCTGAGTAGTTCAATATATTCGGTGAAAATGAGGTTTGCGCCTGGCGGGTTTCGCCCGTGCGGTAGTTGCTATGCTGCGGGGCGATCGTGTTGCCGTTGATCTTGCCGCCCGTGGTCGACTGGTTCGGCCCTTCACTCACGGCGAATAAGCACTTCACTGAGCCGCCGTCCGGGTGCTTGGTATCAGGCTCGACGACAAAGGCAAGGAGATCGAGATCGGCGACGTGTCGCTGGCCCGCGATCACGCGCAGCGGGCGCTTGAGGTTGGTCTCATTGCCTCGCGAGGTGACGGTGATGTTTGGCCCTTTGGTTTCGTTCACCACGTGCGACTCGGCCACCGTGTCGAAAGCGAGATAGCTGAGTGAGTCGCCGAGGCGCGCAATGCAGGCGGCCGTATTGTTGCGCGGGCAGTCGGTGAACGGTTGGCCCGTCGCTGGATCCGTTAGCCCAGTCGCTCCGGCCAAGTGCAGGTTATACGGGCAGTCGCCCTCGTCGATCTCGGCTTGCGTGGTTAAGAGCCCGCCGAAAACGGCCTGGCAGCCCGTATAAAAAGCGCGAGCGGGCATCGGTAGACCACTCGAGCGAAACCCGGACTCGGCCTGCACCACCAGGCGGTCGACGGCGATCGCCGTTGGTGGTTGGAGGTGCCCGTACCACTCCGAGAGAAACAGATCGACGTCGGGAAAATAATAATAAAGCTCGACGCGCTGGCCTGCGCCGTGGCTCATGGTCAAGCGCGTGAGCTCGTGATCACCGTCCCAAAAGTCGAGCGCGATCGTGTCGTCGGCGATCCCGGCATCATGCGGTGCCTCGAGGAAAACGCCGGATCCGAGGCGCAGCTCGATCGGCCCGTCGAGTTGATCGAGCACGAGCGGATTGTCGAGGAGCTCGGCCGAGATCTTGGTTGCGTAGTAGATCGGCCCGTCCGGGGCGAGCCACTCCACCAGCACCAGCTCGGCGACCCGCGGGCTCGTGCCCGCCTGCTGCAGCGCTTGCAACTGGGCGATCTTCGCATCGCGCTCGGGATCCTCGACGATCATGTTTTTGCGCCTGGTCTAAGTGGTCTAATTCTGTAACTTGATGATCGAAAATTTTGGCGGCAAAGGCACCGCGAGCAAGTTACGCGAGCCCGCAAAGTCGTGATAGACGGTGATCGAAAGTTGATCGCCTTGCGCGAGGATCATATTGCGCCGGAGTTTCAAAACTACATTCCAAGTCGCGCCGATCCCTGGTCGCACGTCATTGTCGATCTTGGTGCCGTTTTTTAAGAGGTTGAGCTGAAAGCTCGCGCCGCTCGCCGTTGCTTCAAACTCCACCGAGGCCGTGACCTCATAAAGCCCCGAGATCTGGATCGTGTAAACGGTGAGCGGTAACTGATTCATCACGACGCCGCCCTCGCTTTCATATTCGAGCGAGGTGAACTGGATCGCCGTCGGCGTCGCCGTCGGCACCGCGATCGACGCCGTGCGCCCGATCAAAAACGAGAGCGGTATGTTTTTGGCGATCTGCCGGAGGTTGAAATAGTTGCCACCGTTGCGTTTAAAAACGTCGTCGGTGCCTGGCACGCACGCCGTCGAGTTTTGATAACTGATCGAGCCGCGCCCGAGGTTGCCCGCGTCGTCGAGATACATGATCGTTTGTTGCCACGGTGGCAAGCTCGGCATGCACGCGAGCGTCGCCAGCTCGAGGTTGAGCATGCCGATATTAAAACCAGTTGCCGCCGTTACTTTGATGTGCGTGTTATTGTTGAATAGATCCACGTAGTCGAAACGCGAGTTGTGATCCGCGTGCTGCATTTCGATCGCGATCCAGCATCCTGAGATAATCACGCGCTGCGCCAGGAGTTGCTCGGTGTTGGTCATGCCCGTGTAAAAGCCCGAGATCGTGAGCTTGCGAATTATCTGATCGCCTCCGGCCGCATAGACTGGCCCACGCAACCCGATCCCGCCGGGGTTGGTTGGTTGCACGCATGCCGTCGTATAGCGCCCGGTGTCGATGATCACCTCGTCGAGATCGTAGCCGAGGAGGTAGGAGGTATCGAGTGCGATCACGTTGGGATTGTCCGGGCACCGCAGCACGATCTTTTTCATGATCAACTTAACGGCCGTGAAGCTGCCCGCGTTGGTGCCGCCGATCATCGCGTCGCCGGATCCGGTGGTCTTAAAAACGGAGGCCTTGGTCGTCGGCACATTCGGATTGACCACGGTGCCGAAAACTCCTGGCCCAGCGTGCGCGCCCTCGATCGTGATCTGATCCCACTCGCCAGCGGGCGCGACTGCGGGCAAGTTGACCCGCGCCTTATAGCCCGCTGCACCCGTGGCCACGCCGTCGATGCGGTAGATCCCGGGTGGCACGTCGATCGTCGCGACCTGCATGGAATGCGCGGCCGCGATCACCGCGTTGAGAATCGATGTGTTGTCGGTGGCATCATCGCCCGCAGCGCCCCACCATTTTATGTTGAGCCGGATCCCGCTTTGGTTTCCGGTAAAAGAGATCATGCCCTGGGCCGCGAGCGCGTTGTAAAACACTTGCCAGGGTGGCGCGAGCACTGGGCCTAGTACGATCACCGTCACGCCGTTGGCTGGTTGGATCCCGCCTGGCCCGACCAAAATCAAATGCACGTTCGCCGGGATCGTGAGGTTAGCGGCGACGGGCATGAGCGTCGAGACCACGAGCGAGGCGCGAGCCGCACCGATCGCGGCGACGGCCGCCGCCAGCGTGGCATACTCCGACGCAAAATAGACTACCTGGAAAGGCGACCAAAGCGCGCCGCCGCGGCCCATGAAAAGCGCCGAGCCGTCGTTGTTGATCCGCACTCGAGACAAGCCCCGAGTTTGCAGGTCGATCGCGCCCACGCCGTCGGCGTCACTATCAGCGCCGATCGTGGTCGATCCGGTATTGATCACGCCGCCCGTGCCCGTGCCGATCCCGCTCAGGCCTGCGCCACTTAGACCATTGAGATCCGACGACTGCAGCACGACGTTTCCCTTGCGCGTGTTGAAGCTATCGACCACCGCGGGCAAGGGCAAAGTTAGACCAGCAAGATCCGACGACTGCAAAACCACCTGGCCGTCGCGCCCGTTGAAGGTGTTGACTATTTTCGGCGGCTTGGGCAAGTTTTCGATCACCGTCGAGATCACACTCGAGGCGAGGACCCGGTTATTTTTGCCGGGGTTGGCGATCACAAATTGATCACTCGGGTCGAGCGTTGCTTTGGGATCCAATTCTAGGATCGTCTTGTCGTCGCTGGTTGCCATAACACTGCACTCCTCCGGGCCGCGGGCACTGGCGAGTCGATCCCGCTGATCCGTCGTTGTCGTAAGTTTAGGCCCGTCGAATATATGCGGGCACAAAGCACTTGATAGTTGAGCTGGTGGTCTACAAAACTCGCGAGGTAGAGCTGGCGCGTGCCTGTGTCTGGATCTTCGATCTCGATCCAGAATGGCTCATCGCCGAGCGCCTTGCTCAAACGGAAAAACTTCCAGAGATAAGCGGCCCGCGTGCGGGCAGGCTCGAGCACGATCCGGCCGCCACTTTCGAGCAAGAGAAACCCGCCACTTTCGAGCAAGAGAAAGTGCGGCTCGTCGAGGTCGTCCGGGATCGGCGGCGCGACGTCTTCCTCGCCGGGCAAAGCATCGATCTTTATGGCCCAGGTGCGCGTGCCTTCAGCTGCACCGACGAGCGCCGCCGCGCCGTAGCCGTCGCCAAAGTCGGCCGCCAAAACATCCCAGGTCGCCGCGATCTCGGTGAACAAGAAACCTTCAGTGTTAAGTATCTGCATTTTGTCGCCCTGGTGACCTCCACCGCGCTCGCCCGCGGGGCTGCATGTTTCCACGTCTCGAGGTCGAAAAACTCGCCCAGCGTCACCCAGGCGAGCGCCCGCCGTGCTTACGCGAGGCGTTGTCGTTGACTCACGAGGCGAATTAGCCCGGCATCGTGATCCATAGCGCGCACCAAACCACGAGCGCCACTCATGACGACGTGGTGAGCGGGCATGCTGTTGAGGTGCGCGACTGCGGCGCGCAGCTCGGCCGCCGCTGCAGCGATCCCGCCTGCATCACCACCACCAGCGCCAGCGCTCGGCGAAACGTAGCCGTTAAAGCCCGGCGTCAAGAGCTCGGGCTGGCGCTCGCCGACGAGGTACGTATGCCCGCGATAAACTGGGCCACCGCTTTGGCGCGGGATCAATGGTTTGAGATCGATCGACGTGGCCATTGGGGTCGCCGACGAACTGATCAAGCCCGGCAAGTGTGAGGACTCATCTTTCGGCGCGGGTCGCAAAGCGCCGCCCGCGGCGAGGCCTCCGGCGAGTCCGGTGATCGCGCCCGACCAGTTGCCGCCGAGCCCGGCCGAGGCGATCCCGGCGATCGTCGAGATCAGCCCGCCGCCCGGTAGCAAAGAGAGAAACGGCGCAGCGATGCCGAGGATCTTGGAAAAGAGCCCGCGCTTTTTGCCGACTGTTTCCGTCGGGGCCATGCCCGCCACCTGGCCCAGCGCGCCCGATAATTCGGTGACTATGTCGCGGCCGATGATCAGCTGTTTTTTTGCCGCCTCCTGGTAGGCCTTGGTGATCGCGATCGCGCCGTCGGCGTGCTTTTGCTCGGCGTCGGTGAGTGCCGCGAGCGGCGTGGTCGCCTTGAGCATGAGCGTGCTCCGGCGCGCCAGCATCGCGTCGTGCTTGGTGTCGGTCTGTAAGAGATCCTCTTGCGCCCGTTCGGCGTCGACTACTACCGGGATCGTGTCGTTGATCGTTTGCGTAAACGTCTGGATATCGGCCGTCGCCTCGAGCACGCCCGGCGACCTGCCGAAAACGGTTTTTGCTGCGCCGCTTATGTCTTGCTGCCCGCCAGCGCCAGCGCCTGCGCCAAAGATCGCCGCGCCCTGGCCCTGTATATCCTGGCCGCCCCATTGCACCACCGAAACGGGCATCGCGCCGCCGCCGCCTAGTGATTTGTTGAACTGGCCCAGCCACCGATCCGACGACCAGGCGCGCCCGCCGCCGATATGTTGGCCCGGCGTGCTCGACCAGTCTTTCGCGGCGAGTCCCATCATGCGCGACGGATCGCCACTCGTGAGCGCCTCGAGGCCGCCCGTGTGTTGGCTCATGAGGTAGAGCGCCGCGAGTTGTTGCTGGTGGGGATCCGAGAAATTGTTGAGCCCTAATTTGGGCGCGATGCTGCGCCAGTTGGTGCGCGTGATCTGAAAGAGTCCCGCCGCCGAGCTTGGCCCTTTGCTACCTTGAAACCATTGCGAGCTCGGGACGATCTCGCCGGGATGCGCAGCGCCCGAGAGCACCGTGCGCCCGCCTGCCATGACGTTGAGCTTGCCGCCCTCGGCCGTTTGGATTGTCGCGAGGAGCGCCTGGATCTTTGGATCCTGCAAGAGCCCTTCGAGCGTTTGCACGATCTGATCCCTGGCCATGCCAAACGACGCCGCGAAACCCTGGCCGACGCCGTTGGCGATACCCTGGCCGATCGGGATCCCGACCTCTTTGATCATCAGTGTCGACGGCGATTTGATTCCGAAAAACGTATAAAACTGGCGCGTCAGATAATCACCCAGATCGTTGACTGACTGAGAGACCGCCTTCACAGAGTCGTTGCCTGTAACGCCCTCGGCGACGCCCTGGGCCAAACTGATCCCGCCCATGATCCCGCTCTTGGCAAAGTCGACCATTTGGCCCGCCGTGCGGTTCATGAACTCGACCAGATCTTTCGCGGTGTCGCTCGAGAGCACTTTGTCGGCCGCGGTGTACATCTCTTTCATGCCCCGCGAAAGCTCCTCGGTGCCTTTGATCTCAGTGAGCTGCATGCCGACGCCGAACTTGCGCTCAGCGCCGCCCGCGGTGGTGTCGGCGAGCTTGGCGGCGAACCCGCCCTTTTGTCGTTCGATACCTTCCGAGATCAGCTGCGTCGCGACGTCGCCGCGGATCCGGCCCTGCGCGATCAGCTTGGCGATCTGTTTCGAGCTCATGCCCGTCGCCTCGCCGAGATATTTTTTGGCGTCGACGCCGAGCTTGTAGAGGGTTTTGAGATCTCTTGCGGCGAGCTCGCCTTTTTCCGCGACGAGGCCCAGCGCGTCGGCGACCTTGGTGATCACCTCGGCCGAGCCACCAAAGTCGGCGGCCTGGTCGGTGGCGGCCTTGAGGATCTTGGTTGAGAGCTCGAGGTTGCCCGTGAGGTCGTAAAGCTTTTCACTGGTCTCGACCACGAGCCCGAGGTCGGTGCCTGTTTCGTGCGCGAACTTTTTGAGGTTTTCGAGGTAGTCGGTGGCCGCTTTGGCGCTGCCTGCAAACGTGGTGAACTCGACGGAGGTTTGCTCGAGCATTTTGTTGAGGTCGAGGCCTTGCTTGATCAGCGGCGTGATCGAACTGGCCATTTTGTCGAGCATGCCGCCGACGGTGCCGCCGATCGCCGTGCCAATTCCCGGGGCCATCGCGGTGCCGATGATCGAGCCGAGCGTTTCGCCCAGCTTGTCAAAGTTGCCCGTGATCACCGCCGTCGCCCCGGCACTAAACTTTTCGCCGAACTTTGAGCCCGCCTTTTTGCCGGAGTCGTCGATCGTTTTGCCGAGGTTTTTTACCGAGCCGCCTGCAGCGTCGACGTCTTTCTGGAAACTCTTGATCGCGGCCGAGCCCTTGCTCGAGTCGACGGAGAGCTCGGTGCGTAGTTTGTAAGCTTCGATCGTGCGTGCCATGGTTGGCCCTTCAGCGAGGCAGCGGTGAATTGGCGGCCATTACTCGAGCCGCTCGAGCCGCGAGCATTTTGTGGATCCACGTTAGATCACTTCGCATAATTTGCTCCGGCATCATGTGCAGCTCGAAAGCGAGATCGATCAACTCCTGGCCCTCGAGCGGCAATCCTCTTGTGCCTCCACTCGCATACCACAAAGTGAGCGCGTGGAGGTTTAAGCGTTTCCCGATCGATCGTCCTGGATCGCCTGGTTGATCCGGTTCAAGTAGTACGTGTCGAGCGTCGCGAAAAACTCGGCCGTCGGGGCGACTGGTTGCCCGTTGTCTGTTATGTCGGGCAACTCGAGCACCGTTTGCGCGAGCAAGTCGATCAAGGCCTGGCGCTTATTTTCCATCGCCTGGAACTTTGTTTCGATCACCTCGCCCTCCTCGAGCGAGATACCCCGGTAGACCACTTTGATCTGTTCGGTTGAGTTGTGCCCGTTGGTCTCAAACGTGAGTAGCACTTTGACAGTGTGCTTGCCGCCGCTTTTGAACTTTGCGAGATCTAGTTTTGCCATACGTGAAAACTCCCCACTCAGAAGTGTTTCTGAGTGCCGCGCTGCGCGAGCGTGGTTGTGGTGTTGGTTTTGGGTTGTCGTCGGCGCGCCGCCCTATTGCGGCAGCCGGAGGAGGGAAGTCGAAACGGCAGGTGTTTAGACCACCAGGCCGCCCGCGTCATGACAAAACGCGCTCGACCTGGTGGGAGTTCAAAAACTAATACGTGCGCAGCTCGCCGTAGCCGTCCTCTTGCACGTTGCCGGGCTTGAGCATCACCGTGCCCGCGAGCTCATACATGGCCACCGCGTTGTCGGTGCCGCCTGCGCCGCCGCTCTTGAGCGCCATGGTCGCCGACGGCGAAAAGGCCACGCGATCAAACCTGGCCCAAACCTTTTGGCCCTCGACGGCGAGGTTGATCCCATCGAATAGCACCGCGCAGTCGGGCGGCGTTTTGCTGGCGACGATCACGCCCGAGCTCGCCCCGTAGGAGTACGAGAAAATTATGATCGGTTGCAGGAAGGTCGACACGTCGCCGAACGTGATCACTTTGGAGTCCGGATCGAAAGTGTAGTCGGTGCCCTCGGTTAAAGTTTTCGGCGTCACCAAGGTGCTGTCTTTCAAGACCAGATCGGTGATCCCCATGTGCGGGCCAGGCACGAGCATCATATCGCCCTCGACGATCCCGTCTGGCAAAGTCACCGGATCGGTTTCGTCGCCCGCCACCTCCTCGCTCGCGGTGCCGTGCAAAATGAGCTCGAGGTTTTTCGCGGTGCGCTCTTTGAGATCCATCGTGAGCGAGCCGCCGCGCCGGATCAATACGTGCAGATCTTGAAGGTTTGGCCCAGTCTTGCCCGTTTTGTAGTTGTCGACAAACTCGGCCGTTTGCGCATATTCAAATTTTGGCGTCTCGCCGACGTCGCGCCAGCTCGTCGGGTTTCCATTCACGTCGAGAAACGCGATCTTAATGTCACCCGCGCCTATAAAATACTCAGGAACTGGCATTGTAATTTTCTCCTCACTCGTAAGCGTTGAAAGGTTCGCTCAAAAATTGCACGTTGAAGCCGACGGCCCCGGCGTCGATCTGATAAGTCTCTTTAGCCACCACAAAACCCGCCTCGGTTGGTTGCATATCCACCGCCAGGCCGCCGAGCGTCGCGTCGCGCTGGCCCGTCGTCGGATCCGTTATCAAGGCCTGCTGCACGTCGGCGAGCATTTGCAGCACCACCGCCGGATCGGGATCGCGTGGTAAGTAGATCCGCACCTGGCAAGCGAGGTCGTGCATGATCCGCTTTTGCTGCGCGTACTCCTGCACCATGGTGTCAAGTACATCATGAACCCCCAGCGCCGGGAGCTCCTCGGCCTGATATGCGATCGGCCACCAGCTGATCGGCCCGAGGCCCAGGTCGGTCTCGTAGCCGCTGGCGATCGTGATCGCCGTCAGGCGGCGCTTGATCTCGTCGACGATCTTTTGGTGGATCGAGGCAGCCATTACTTTTTCAAATAGACCTGTAAGAGCAAACCATCCTCGACCGCCTCCACGCGCTCGAACTTGAACGTCACGCCGCCGAGCGTGGCCGTGTATTGCTTGACCAGACGGCGATCGACGGTGGCCAGATCCTCGATCCGGCAGATAAAGTTTTCCGCGGGCGCTTCTACGTTGAGCTCATAGATCACCGTTTGCGCGCTGATCGCATTGCGGATCACCGGGATCGTGAGCGATTGAAAACCCGCTGGCCCGTTGAGCTCGCACTCGACGGCAAACCCGTTTTCGGTATCAAAGAACTCGAGCCGATCGGCGGCCGTTTCGATCATCGCTTTTTCGTCGGCGCTTTTTTGCTGGCCGCCTTTTTCGTGGTGCCCTTTGTTGGTACTTTGAGCGGCGCTTTTTTAGTCGGCGGCTTCAGTTTTTTTTTAGGCCTGGCAGCTGCGGATCGCGGTGTTCCGGTGCCGGGTCCCGCACCTGGGCCTCGCCCTTGGCTGGCCCGTTTTTCGTTTTGGCTTCGACCTCGACGGCGCGCCCGTTATTCAGAAACACAGCCGACCACCGCGGGTCGACGTCGGCCTCGTCGCTCTTGTAGTCCGGCCCGTAGTCGGTGCCGTCGTAAGAGGTATTGCGCAAAAACTTGAGTCGTCGCCGTGCGCCTTTGTCAGTCACGATCTCGACTGGTGGTGGCATGGTCTATCTTTTTCCCTTCTCGGTTTTCTCAGCACTGGCGGCCAGCGCGACCAGCGGTAGCACGCCAAAATTGGAGGCCTTCACAAAGCTCTTGAGGTGTTTGAGTTCGACGTCGCTGAGTAGAAACGAGGTCACTTCGATCATGCCCTGCTTTTTCTTGGCATACGGGTCGGTGATGATCTCGAGCACGCCCCACTCGCCCACGAGGAGCTCCGGCCAGTCGGCCAGGAGAAACGAACCCGCGGGCATGTTTTGGGAGATCTCGGCGCGGTAGCCGTTCACCTGGTTATCGGCCCAGGCGGGCATGCCGATCGCGGTGCCGATCGCCGTGGTTTTGTAGTTGAGCGCCCATTGCGGATCCGCGAGGTACGCGATCCCGGCCCGGTTGGCTCCGGCGTTGGCCGTCAGCAACATGTTTTCCATTAAGACCGCGCCGTGATAGCTCAAGGTCGTGGCAAAGTCGGCCGTCTGGATCGCCTGGTTCATGATGCCGACGGGCGCTGGCCCAGTGCCTTGCAGCGCCGCTTTGTCGAGCGCGACGGCGTGGTTTTTGGCGATGTCGTTGGCCACCACCGCGTCGACCGAGGGCGTCGACTGCGCCAGGAGTTGGCGCGAGTAGCTGGTCGTCGACTGGGAGGTGCGCGGCGTGAGCCAAACCTGATCGAGCGTGAGATCCTGCGCGGCGGTGTCGGCCCCGGGATTCTCTGCGGCCCAGTTCACCTTGCCGCCTGTCACCTCGCGAGGGAAACCCACGTCGCCCTTGAGCCCGGGCAAAAACGTCGCGCCCAGCGCGAGCACCCAGGTATGAGGCCGCAGCAAGTCGATGAAAGATCCCGGCTCGTCGAAAGTAAGCTCCTTGCCTTTGGTCGCCGTGACCGTGTCGAGACCAGCGCGCTCTTGCGGTTGGCCCAGCGCGATCCCAGTGGGCACGAGCACGCCGCCCTGGCGCTCGTAACCCGCGTGAATGGTATTGAGTTGTTTTTCGATCTCCTGCGAGACCTCGAGCTCAAACGAGCTCGCCCGCCGATCTCCTAAACGGCGCGCAGCGTCGACCGCGATCGCCCGCCGGATCGAATAGCGTTCTTTTTCTCGCGTCGTCAGATCGATCACCGCGTGGCCCTCCTGGTCTAAGTCCACCGCGACGGCCGAGCGCTTGCAGGAAAAGACGCGCCCGGCCCGTGCGGTTGGTAGCTACGGGATCAGGCCCGTACCTTTGCAGAAGCTTTCGCCGTGGCGTGGCTGCACGTCGGCGAGTAAAAACGAGGTCACTTCGATCATGCCTTGCTTTTTCTTGGCATACGGGTCGGTGATGATCTCGAGCACGCCCCACTCGCCGATCAAGAGCTGCGCCCAAACGCCAAAGATGATCTCGTGCTCGTTCGTGGCGACGCCCAGGTTTTTCGCGAGCTGGTTGGTGACCTCGGCCCGGTAGCCATTGACTTGACCATCACGCCAGATCGGTTGCGAGAAGCCCGTGCCGATTAGTTCGGGCGTGACCTTCGCCTTGCCGCGCACTTGCGGCGTGCAGAGATAGGCCATGGTGCCCACGTCGGCGTTGTCGCTGGCGACCTCGGTTTCCATTTGCACCAGGTGATCGAAAGTCACCGTGCCGCCAAAGGCCACCGAGTTGACTCCGGAGGCCGTGTAGATCCCGACGGGCGCGGGTGCCACGCCGTCGATCGCCGCTTTGTCGATGCCCAGCGCGTTGATCGCCGCCAGGTCATCCATGACTAAACCGTCGACGTCGATCGCCGACTGGGCCAGTAGTTGCCGCGAGTAGCTGGTGGTCGACTGCGCCGTTTTCGGCGAGAGCACCACCTGGTCGAGCGTGAGGTTGGACTCGGCGACGTCGGCACCGGGATTTTCAACTCCCCAGGTGAGCGTGCCCGCGCCGATCTGCCGCGGGAAACCGACGTTGCCCTGCAAGCCCGGCAAGACCGTCGCGCCGAGTGCGATCACCATAGCTTTGCTGCGCAGCAATTCGATGAACGATCCGAACTCGGTGAATACCAGCTCTTTGCCGCTGCCCGTGGTTTTGGCCGCCAGGCCTGCGCGCACTTGCTGGGCCGCGAGGCGGCGCTCCTGCATCTCGGCCCCACCGCGCAGCGCGATCCCGGTGGGTATCAGCACGCCGCCGTGGCGCGTGTAGCCGGAGTGAATAGCGCCGAGGCGTTTTTCGATCTCGTTCGAGATCTCAAGCTCAAAGCACTCTTGATCCTTTTGGCCCATGCGCATGTTGTAGTCGGCGAGGATCGCGTTGCGGATCGAAAACTGTTTTTTCTCGCGCTCCGTCAAGTCGATCACGTTTCCGGTTTTGGCGACGGGCGTTTTGGTCGCCGCCTCGCGCTCACGCCGTTTCTCAAAAACCTTTTGCCGGAACTCGGCGAGCGTGTTGCCCTCGGCGATCGCATCGCGGGCGAGCTCCTGCGCCAGCGTTTCGCCAGGCGCGTCGATCACTTTGGCGAGCTCCATGATCTCGCTGGCTAAGACCACCGCGCCCGCGCTGGCCCGTTGCTCCGGCGGCGGTGCGGGTGGTAGCTCGGCGATCCGTTCGCGCTCTTGTTTTTCTTTGTCGTCGTTTGCCATTGGTTGCGCTCCTTCTTTGTCGACCACTTTGAGCCCGAGCGCCTGCGCCCGTGCTTTGAATTTTGCGATCTCGTTTGCTGTTGGTGGTCGATCAATACCGCCCGCATCGAGCCCGCGATCCACGCCCGCGCCTTCAATGTCGGCCGCGATCGAGACCAGCGAAACCTCGAGCGGTTCCCACCGCGTCGCCGTGTATGTTTCGGTATCTTCGTCGACGGTGTACTCGTGGATCAGATAGCCCGTCGAAACCAAAGATCTGATCCCGTCCTTCACGTCCTGGAACTCGTCGAGGCCCGCCTGGCGCTGGGAAAACTTCACCGTCGCCCGGCAAACGCGATCCGGATCCGTGCGTGCCGAGCCGCGCACCACCACGCCGATCTGTTCGTCGGTTTCGTGGTTGCACAAAAGCGCGCCGCCTGCATTGAGCCGATCGAGCATCACGTTTTCGGCACCGCACAAAAGGATCTCGGTACCAAACCAGCGCTCGACCTTTACCTCGGAAGCGAAAGCGAGCTCGACGGTGCGCGCCTCCTCGTCGATCGAGGTCGCCCGTTTGGCCTGGTCACCATCGATCGCAAAGGTGCGCACCTGGCGCTTGCCGATCAGTTCTTGCGGATCCGTTTTCGTGGCTGGCATTGGTTGGCCCAGAAAAGAAAAGTGCCGCCGACGATCAGCTGAGACCGTCGACGGCGTGGCATGTTATGCACCGCGTTTGTTTTCTGCGCGCCTGTTAGAAGCCCACCGCCTGCGCGTCAGCCGTTCGGTGAGGCAGCGTCGGCCGCCGCTTGGGCCGCTTGCGCCTGCGCCGGGCGCTCAGTTGAGACCAGCGTGATCCCGTATTTTTTGGCCAGCTTTTGCTCTTGCTCGAGCATCGCCAGGATCTCCTCAAAATCTTCGCCCTCGTCGGCGGCGACGGCGGTGCGCGTCGAGAAAGCGTTGTCGACCCGCTTGGAGTCGGCTTCGACGTCCTGCAGCGGGTTCACATAACCCCAGCCCCGCGGCAACCATTTCGGATCCGTGAGTCGCTCAAAGTCGCGCACGAGCAAGCCCTCGATCGCGCCGACGCCGATCGCCGAGCGCAGCCAGGAGAGATAGACCTCGCGGTGCAGGTGTTCAATAAAGTATTGCTGCCAGAATTTATAGACCTCCCGCGACTCCTGGATCCCGGCCCGGATGCTCGAGAAGTTGACCTCGCGCAAGTCACTCGCAAACGTGGGATAGTCGACGTCAAAACCGACGGCGATGCCGCGCAGCATGGCCTTGAGAAACTCGCCCTCGTTGCCATTCGGGTTTTTGGGATCAAACATTTTCATATCGTAGCCGGGCGGCAACTCCGGAAAGGCGGCGGGCTGGGCCTCGATCTCTGACGGGATCATTTGTTGCTCGTCGAGCGGCCCAACCTCCTCGCTCGACGGCGGGATCAGGAAACCCATCTGACAAGCTTCGACCCGGCTGGCGATCACTTTCGCCTCGACGTAGGCACCGAGCTCGCGCAAGTTGCGCATCGCGGCATGCGAGGCGGGTGCCGAGCGCGTGGCCGCCTCATCCTCGAGGCAGAAGGGCAGGTAGATCATCTCGCTCGCGGGCACGCGCACCCGGTGCATGAGCCGCGGCGCACCTGGGCCTTGTGGGTAGAGCTGATCATAGTATGGCGTCGTCAGGTAGAAGGCCGCGATCTTCTCATCCTGGTCGACCTCGATCGACATGAGAATGCGGTTGCCGTTGGGGAGCTCTGAGTTGTAGGTCTCATCCAAAAACGAAACGTCGATAAACTTCAGCGCAAACCCAAACGGATTGTCGGCGGTGATCTTGCGCATTAAGCACTCGCCGTCGCGAAACACTTGAGTCACCGCCAGGTTTTGCGCGTCGAGCCAGGTGAGCTTTTGCGAGGCCGTGCAAAATTCTTTGTGTTGCCAGCGTTTGAAAGCGTGCTCGACCTGCGCGTTGAGCACCGAGTCGAGCTCGAGCACGTCGCCCGCGTTTTTGGCGGCGCGCACCTGCAAACGGATCCCGCGAGGCCCGACGATGTTGGCGCGCATCATCGAGAGAAACTTTTTCATATACGGATCGTTGTGGCCCAGCTCACGAGCGCGGGCGCGCATGATGCGCAAGCCCTGGCGCAGCTCGGCATTGACCGAGGTCACGGGCGCGATCCAGTCGTTCGTCGTGCGGTTGTGCACCGCGGCCTCGAAACGACGGCGGCGAAACTCGCGCAGCCGGGCGCGGGCGATCGCCGTGCGCTCCTGGCGCTGGGTGCTGCGGATCTCGGAAAAGGTTGGTAGCTCGAGGTTGAGTGTTTGCATCATGGCCCCGGTTCAACTGGTCTAACCAAGTGGTTCTTAAAAAGCCCCGCGCCGCCGTTGCGCCTGCGCTCGGCGTTCACGCGCTGCACGAGATCCTTTTGGTAGTTGAGCAACTCGTCGAGCGTGTAACGGCGCTTGAGTCGATAAGCGATCCGGTATTCGGCCGTGCCGTTGAGCGCCGCCTCGCTGATCGCCAGGCGCAGCGCGTCGAGCTGTTTCTCGAGATCGGTCGGCGGCCTGATCAAAGCGGCGTCGACCACGCGCAGCAAAAACGCGAGCCGCTGCACGAGCTGGTCGTCGGTGGTGATCAAGTTGTAGATCGCGTAAGCGGTATTTTTCACGCCGCCCGCGAGCGTGATCCGCGTGCTCGTGTCGTCGAAAGCGTCGGCGACCTTGCTGAGATCGGCGGGCACTTCCCAGGTTGAGGCGACGATCTTGGCGTTGGCCGCGAGCCAGTCGGTGCGATCGAAAATATACTGGGCCGTCGAGGCGGGATCTTTCACGTAGTCGGTAGCCATTGCGGGCGCATGTTAGCGATCGTGCGTCGTTTTCTGCGCGCCTGTTAGAAGCCCAAACGAAAACGGCCGCCAGCAAAAACGCCGACGGCCGCCCGGGTGTGTTGTTCGTTTGAAGCTTTAGCTGCGCGCCAGATCTTGCGCCGCCTCGAGGAGTGAGCGCCGCAGCTCGCTCCGGCCCATGACCTCGACACTAATCACGCGCTGGTGCTCGCTCGCGCCGAGCTTTGCGAAAAGTTCGGTGCTCGCCTGCGTATAACCTCGCGGATGAGTGGCGGCCACGCACTCGCGGCAAAGAAAAATATAGCGGCTCAGATCGAGCGCGTTGAAGATCATCTCGGCGGCCTGGTGGCCGTCGTTCGTGCAGGTTGGTTTGGTTAGTGTCGTCATGCGAAAACGAGTACCTCCGAAACGTGCAGGTCGTCAAGCGCGACCCGTCACCAGTTGCCGACGAAACCACCGCGCCGTCGCGGCATGCGCACCTTGGGTTGTTGCGCGTTGGTTTGACCTCCACCGCGCTCGCCCGCGGGTGCGCCTGTTTCCACGTCCGGGTCGCG